TTCTTCTATTAATAAAATCATATTCACCGCCTAATTGAATATCAATATAATTAGATAATGTTTGTAAAGGATCAGTAATATCATTATTAAATTCAAAGTGAGCAGAATTAATTAAAGGGATTTTATAATAATAAGATTTAATAAGTTGGTTATTTTCTTTAATGACTAATAAATAAAATCTAACAGAAGTAATATAATTATTTATAAGTTTAGGTAAGATATATTCAGAGATAATCCATTCATCAGAATTGAATTTATTAATATGATTTAATAAATCAGGAATATTAATATTTTTTTGAATTAAAATACCAAGGGATTGGGATTTATTAGTAGGTTTAATAATAATTGATTTGTTATTAAATAAATCTAAATCACAAATATTATTAAATTTAATAAATTTAGGAATAAAATCATATTCTTTAAATTTATCATAAAAAAAATATTTATCAGATATATAATGATTTATTGAATCTAATAAAATTCTTGGAACAACAGTTGATTTTGAATTTATAATTGAAGCATTACACCAACTAAAATCAATATGATGAATTTTAAATGCATCATTAGTAGTTAAACATTTCCAATTACCTCTAAAATTTAAATTTTTAATAATTAAAGGAAAATATTCAGAGAATCCAGAACCATTATAAGTTCTATCAAGTTCAATATATTCATTGTCTTCAATACCAGAATTAATTTTTTGGAAAATACCTAAATAATAAAAATATATTTGTTCTGGTTCTAAAGGTTTAATATTTAATAAATTATTTTTTGATTCAATATACTTGTTGTAAATGACCATTATAAATATTATATAGTATTTATAATGATTGACATGAATACCCTCCCCAAAATAATACTAATTTGATGTAGTAAAAATAATATTATTAATAGTTAAACTACAATTAAAACCAACAAATCCCATATATTTATTAGGTTCAGCAATAAAATTAAAATTATTTGATATATTATTTGTTCCATTTGCAATATACACAGTAATATTTGGATCTAATAAATTAATATCATTAATATTATTCGGACTAGTATTTAGATTCCTAAAAGCAACCGCATATGAATTTACATCTGTATCTGTATAAGTAAAATTAAATGTAATAGTTGTTGGTTTATTTATATTTTTTATAAATACTATTCCATATTTATTATCAGAATGTAATGGACCTGAAATTGATAAAGTAAAAGTATTAAATAATATTGATGCAGAATTAAATAAACTACTTCCCCATATATCATAATTAAATGGACCAGTAAAATTTGTATAAATTGTATTTGGTATATAACAATTTACATTTTGTTTGCATTTACAACAATTTTTACATTTACAACAATTTTTACATTTATTACAATTAATTTGTGGTTTGCATAAATTAGTAGATTTACAACAATAAATTATTTTACAATAATTATTATTACAATACATATTATTATATAATAATATTAAAAATAATATTATTAGTGATATTATTTTTACACCTTTGCACATTTAAAACGCCGATATGATGGTTTATAGGTGTAAAAATTTGGTTATAACACATCGTGAAATGTGTATGAAGTTTTATAAGGTATAATTGAATTATTTAGCATATAGCGTAACCGATTGTCATCGTAATAATTCAAACCTTAGAGCAAATCACTATAGACTTCTTACTATTCATTGTTACTATACTATAATGGTATTTCTTTAAGTATATTTAATTATTTTTAAATATCGGCGTTTTAAATGTGTAAAGGTGTAATAGTTTATAAAATAGAACAATAATAGAAATTATCTTTTTCAATAACAATATTAGTATTTATATCAACATTAATTTTTTCAGATTCTAAATTAGAAATATAATCAGGTATAATTTCAACATCATTATTTTTTTTAGAAGATAAATCATTTAAGAAATAAAACATAATAATTGGTTTTTTACCTGTTCTATCAATTATAAGATTTTTATTATTTTCAAAATTATGTTTAAGTTTAATAATATCAACATTAAAACATAATTCTAATTTTCTTAAATTACTCTTAAATTCCTCTTTAGTTTGAATAATATAATTAAAATAATCTTTGTAAAAATTAACTGTATTTTTAACTATACTGTAACTAAATATTTTTAAACATTCTGTTTTATCTAATAATTCATACATGTATTCTGGTAAATTTATGTTATCAAATATTATATAATCTATTTTTTCAGTTTTTACCTTATTTAATAAATCATAATTTATTTCAATATCACTAATAGTTTTTATATTTTTATCTGATAGCACTTTATTTGAAAACATAATTCCATTGTATTTTGTTTTAAATAATGTCTCGATAATATTAAAAATAAGTTCGTTTTTTTCATTAAAATTTTTACCTAACACTAATAAATTTGAATCTTTAGAAATATTTGATACATTAAAAACTCCAAACACAGTTTTCATATAATTATAATTATTAATAAAATTTTTATATAAATTTTTAATATATTATAATATAAATATATTGAAAAGTATAATAGGAACAAAATTATATATAATTAAAAATATAAGATAAAAAAAATAAAATAAAATAAAATTATAAAGTAGATGACTATATACATAATACATAAATATGATAAAAAGTTATATATAGTAAATAATGATACAAAAAAAAGACATGAATTAAACAATGAAGAAATATATTTAAAACTGGATGATAAATATGGATATTTATTATATTACAAGGATAAAGAATATATACATATTAATCCAAAAATATTAATGGGTGATAATGATAGTATAATAAATAATACAAATAAAATAATAAATTTAGTAAGTACATACAATAGAAAAAATACAATATATCAAAATGGGTGTTATATATTAAATTATTATGAGAACATGAAAATAAATCCAAAATATATATCAATATGGACACCAAAAGAAATAAAAGGAATACATCCATTAAGTGAAATAGAAACAAATAGAGGAATAATAACAGTAGATAAATTAGAGAATACTGATTTAATAAAGGATAATAATAACAATTTAATAAAAATAATAGAAATAAGAAAAATAACAAATATAATAGAATTTATAAAAATAAAGAAAAATTATTTTAGAGAAAATATACCAAATCAAGATACTTATATACAAATAGACAATATAATATATAATAAAGGATATAAAAAAGGGATAGATTTAATAGTAAATAATAACATAGAACTTGAAAGAATAGATAATATAGAATATATAGTAGAAATAATAACAGAAAGGAAAAGTATAGTTAAAATAAATAATATATTAATAATACTATCAAATAAATAAAATAAATAGTAAATATATATGGGAGTATTTAGAGTAGATACTGTAATGACAACAGGAACAGGACCAAATGTAGCAGAAGGTGTAATTGCATTTACTAATTTAGAATCTAATATATTATATGTTATAGATGCAAATAATTTTGCAGTAGATAATGATAATAATCCAACCCTTACAGGAGCTCCATTATTTGAATTAAATCAACCAAGAATAGATTTATTAGAGCAATTATCGATAGATAATCAAATACCAACATTAATTTTAAGTTTTATTCAACGAGAAGAAGGTGGAATTCAACAAACATCAGTAGATGCACCACCATTTCCAGCATTATTTGATGGTGATTGTATATTTAATGCATCAGATAAAACAATATATTTATTAAATATAACTGCGGAACAAATGCCAACATTTGATTATAATAATATAAATAATTTTAATACATTAAATGAATTTTTAATACCATTACCACCAGGAGAAGCGAGATCAATAAATGTTAGTTATAAATTCACAATGAGTGAATTAGTAGAAATAGAAGAAATTGATTTAACTTTACCACCAGAAGATAGAATAATAAAAACATCGGGTGATTATATGAATTTCTTAGTATGGAATACAGATCCAGCATGTTGTGTATTAGGAAATACTCAAGTAATAACTGATAAAGGAATTATTAAAATGAGAGATATTTACAGTAATAATAAGGTATTAGACATATATGGAAATTATATAAATGTAAATTATAATATAATATTTGAACCATCAAAAGAATTTGTAAAATTCAGTAAAAATTCAATAGGAAAGAATGTACCAAATGAAGATACATATATAAGAATAGGACATCCAATATATTATAGAGGAAAAGAAATAGAAGTAGAAAAATTAGTAAATGATAAAACAATAACATTAGTACAATTAGACAAAGCAGAAAAAGTATATTCAATATGTTCAAAGAAACGAACATATGTAATGATGAATAATATGCCAGTATGTACATGGAGTGAAGATGATTGGAATGATCAAATTAAAAATAATTATTATGGAAAGAATATAAAATGGACAAAACAATAAAAAAATAAGTTTAATAAAATAAATTTAGACATAAATATAATATATATGTCTAAATCAATAAATATATGTATATTAATAATAGCAACAGATAATAATTCTATATATAGACATTTTATTGAAATATGGGAAAAATATATGAATATAAATAGTAATATAAAATGTTATCTATTATACAATGATCCAACAATAAAAAAGGAATATATAATAGAAACAAATAAAATAATAACAAAATATAAAGAGAGTATAAGACCAGGTGTATTACAGAAAACATTAAAAGCAATGGAAATATTAAGTAAAAATAAAATAATAGAAAAATATGATTATATAATAAGAACAAATTTATCAACATTTTGGATATATGAAAGATTAATAGAATATTTAAAAAATATACCTAAAAGTGGATTTTTTGGATCACCAATAATGGAATTAAAAGATAATAATAATATAAAAACAGGAGAATTTGGAAGTGGAACATGTATGATATTTAGTAAAGAATTAATAAAAATAATAGTAGATAATATAAATAATTTTTGTTTAGAAAGAGCCGATGATGTAGCAATATCATTATTATTAATAAGAAATAATATAAATATAACAAATATAGAAAGATATGATTTTACAGATGGAAGTATAAGTAATATAAATAGTAGAATAAATCAAATTAAAAAAGATATATTTATAATAAGAGTAAAAAATCCAGAAAGAGAACATATAGATCATATAATCATTGATAAATTATATAATCATTATTATAAAAAAAATAAATTAATAGATGAAATAAAAAGTATGGATATATTAAATAATGAATTATATAATAAAATAAATAATTATTTTGATTGGGAATTTTATTTAAATTATTATAAAGATTTAAAAAAAAATTTAAAATATTCAAAAGATGATGCTATAAAACATTGGGAAAAATATGGAAAAAAAGAAAGAAGAATAACAAATTATTATCAATTAAGTTTAATAAATAATTATTTAAGAGATACAAAATATTATTTTAATTGGAAAGAATATTATGAAAAGAACAAAGATATAAAAAATAATGAGATAAGTGTATTAAAACATTGGATAAATAAATAAAATATAATATATATAAATGAGTTTTTGTTTTATAATATTAAAATATACAAAAAATGAATTACATACAAAATTATTAATAAATTGTATAGATTCAATAAGAGAAATATATAAAGAAGAACAAATAATAATAATAGATGATTATTCAGAAATAGAATTTTTAAGGATACCAGAAAAATATAATAATGATACAAATATAAAAATAGTTACATCAATAAGTAAGAATTCAGGAGAGATAAATGGGTATATATATTTTAATAGTTCAATAGATGAATATAAATATGCAGTAATAATGCATGATTCAATGATATTAAAGAAGAAATTTGATTTTGAATTTAATTTTAATATAAAATTTTTGTGGCATTTTGAGAAAAATAAATGGGATGATGATAAAGAAATAAAAAATTTAATAATGAAATTACCAAAAAACAAGAATAATATAGTATATACAAGATATTTAAATAAAAATACATGGTATGGATGTTTTGGAATAGCATCAATAATATCAAAAGAATATTTAAAAAAAATAAATAATGAAACAGAATTTTTAAAATTAGCATATGTTATAAAAAATAGACCAAATAGGATGGCATTAGAAAGAGTATTTGCAGTAATAAATTTTATGTATGATAATAAATTAGAGAGAAAAAATTGTTCAATAAATGGAAATATTCACAAACATCCATTATGTTGGGGAAGATTAGATGATTATGAATTAGAATATATAAAATATATATATAAAGAATATGATTCATATATGATAAAAACATGGAATCAACGATAATTATTTAATATTTAGTATAACAACTATAATAACTTCTACTAGAACCATAAGGAGAAGAAATATTCATAGGGAGAATATCAACTTTAATAAAACCAATATCAGATAATAATTTATGTAAATCAGATTTAGAAATATAATATTCATCATAATTAAGATAATATTTATAATTAAATATATCATTTTCAATTAATTCATAAAAGAAGTGAAGAAAATCTACATATTTTTTAGTTAATATATTATCAATGTCATGTTCTTTAAAAATAAAATAACCATTTAAATTAAGAGAATTATAAATAGACTGTAAAGTTTTTTCTTTATTAGACATATGATGAATAACCATAAAACAAGTAATAATATCATATTTTTTATTATTAAATAATGGAATATTAATACCATCATAAATTTTAATATTACTTTTATCAATATAATCATAACCAAGATATAAATCAGTTTTAATATTAATACCATAAGCAATAGATTTAGTATTTAATAAATCTAAAAAATAACCATCTTCAGTTCCAACATCAAGAATAATTTTATTTTGTAAATCAAAATTATTATTTAATAAATTATATTTATTTAATGAACCAGTATTAAATAAATTTTTTTTTAAACTAATATAATTTTTGTATCTATTAGATTTTTTGAATCTATTATGTAAAAATAAAAAAATTTCAATATCAGAATGATTAAGAATTAATTTTTTTAGTATAGAATATTTTATTGGTTTAATATTATTTTGATTTAACATAAAAATAATTTTATTAAAAAAATTTTTATTAGAAAAAAGAGTTTTGAATATTTGTTTATCCATAATTTATATTATTTAATATAATTGTTTTGAAAAAAGATTATATTAAGTAAAATTAAATAATGCTAATAAATAAATTGGAAGAAATAATAGAGGAAATATTAAAAAATCAAAAAGAGAATTATATGTCATTAGATGATATATATAAAATAATACAAACAAAATATAATATATTATTAAATAATAATGAATTTAATATAAAAATTTTTATTGATACTTGTTATAAAATATGTGAAAAAAAGAATATACATAAAATAGAATTAAATACTACATTTTTAATATATTCAAATTTAACAAAAATAGAATTAGATAAGAATATAAATTATATAGATCTATCAATAAAACCAATAAAAATATTCAATATGGATACAATAAATAAATATATAAATAGAGAATATAATTATCATGATTATTTAAAACATGAAGATATAGAAAAATTTAGTGAATTATATAGAATTGAACCAATTGATTTTAATAATAAAAATAATCAAAATAAATCAATATGGGATATAATATTAGAAAAGAAAAATATCAATATATTAAATAAATTAATAATATTAAGAGATGAAAAATATAAAAATGATATTAATAATTTAGAATTAAAAATTGATGAATTATCAAATAAAAATAATATATTATTAAATAAATTAAAATATCAAATTGAAATTAATAATAATATTAATAAAAAAATATATATGTATAATTTATTATTTATTTCACAATTAACATTATTTAGTGTATATATGTATTTTTTAATTTAATTCCAAGAAACAATAAATTTATTAACAATTCTTTGATGATAAAAATCTTTAGCAATCCAGTCATTAGGATTATCTCTATAATCTAAATCATATTTATAAATAGTTTCATCTTCAAATTTAACAGTTAAACCTTCATTTTGTAATTTATTAATTACATATTCATCATTAGGAAATCTAATAAAAGATGCAGATGTATTGTTTTTTGCACTTAATTTTAATTCATTTTTAATTTTTTCATATAAACCATCATTAGTTAAACCACTAATATGTTGTAATTCATGTAATAAGTTATTCATTATTATATATTTTATATAATAAATATCAAAAAAAAATGAAATAAAAATAAATTATACAAAAAAGAATGATATTAAATAAAGATAAATGAGTAATATAATAGATACAATAGCAAGTGTAGGTATATTAATAAGTAATATATTTTATAATTTTAAATTAAGTATATTATTACCATTATTAATATATTATATAAAAGAGAATAAAGGAACACCATATTATATAATAATATTAAATCCATTAATATCAGCAATAGTATTTGGAATCATATACATAATGGGAAATTGTGATGTTCCAGATTATATAGAGTTTGATACAAATAGAAGTAAGAAAAAATTATTAATAATAAGTGGATTATTTAACACATTAAGTAATATATTAATATTATATACAAGTGAATTAAGTAGAGTATCAATATTATTACAAACAATAATATTAACATCAAATGTATTTATAACAGATATATTAATAAAATATTTTACATATAGAAATCTGAAGATAATAAATGGATATACAATAACATCAATAATAATGATGATTGGAACATTTATGATACCAATAATATATCAAATAATAACAAATAATTTTAATAAATATGATATATTATGGATAATATTAAATATAAGTGGAATAGTAAGTAAATCAATAAGTATATTATTACATGAAAAATATATAGAAGAAAATGTAAATAATTTAAAAACTCAATTAGAAATGACAATAATAAACAATACATTACAGACAATTATATGCATTGCAATAATAAATATGGATTGGATACCAATAATAGGATATAGTCATAAAAAAGGATTTATAGAAGTAAGTAAAAATACAATTAATTTGTTTTTTGAAGGTAAAAGTATAACTGTAATAGTAATAGGAATAGCCTATACACTATCATATATAGGTAATCAATTAAATAATATATTTTTAAGTATAACAGAATTAAAGAATAAGTATTATATGAATCCAAGATATGTATCAATAATAACACCAATATCAGTAATAATATTATATACAGTAGCAACATCAATAAATTATGGTATAAAATATCCATTATATATAAATATAATAGTAATGCTAATGATAATAATAAGTTTAATAATATGGAATAAATATAAAGTTAGTAATAATACATTAGATAAACAAATAAATGCAGTGATAGTAAATACACGAAATTATAATTATGGAGATTTATGATTCAGTTAATATATTAGGTGATGTTTCATTAAACAATAAATTATATATATTTCCATTAATATATATAATAGTCAAATTACAAGTTAATTTATTATTAATTAAATTAAAAGTATATTTTTCAATATAAGAATCATAATTAAAATTCATAAAAATAGTATTATTAGTAGAAAAATCTAAATAAAAATTTTTATATTCAACACCTTGCATAGAATCAGAACATATTTGAACAATTGGTTTTATTAGCGTTACTTCTTTTTTCATAACTAAATAGAATAAAAAATAAATAAGAAATAAAAATAAAGTCAATTTTTTTGATATAGAGAATAAAAAAATAGAGTAATATATATTTAATATTTTATCTATTATTAATATATAAAAATGCCAAGATTAAGATCAGGAACAACAACTACAACAAATAATGGAAATGTAACAACAAATAATAGTGGATGTTCATCAGGAACAAATGTAGGAACAGGAACAACAGGAGGATGTAGAAGTTTAGGAGGAAATGTAGGAGCAGGAGGAAGATGTAATACAACAACACCACAAGTAAGTGCGAGTGCAACTGGATGCAATTGTCCAGGAGTAGGAACACCAGGACCAGAAGAACAACATAATTGTAATCCATGTTTATTACATTGTAAATTATGTCCAACTAATGGTGTTTGTCCAAATTGTTCAATAAATTGTGGAATAA